GATCCTCCCGCCGTGTTCCAATTTCGCGCCCTTTTGCCTCGGCTCGCCGCGTCGTACTTCCGCATCTGGCTAAGGGCAAAATTAGCTTTTTCCCGCCGCAATGCTGCTGCGGGCGCAATAGCCGTCAGTATCTTTTGAATTATGCTCATTTTCCGCTGTAGTAACTTCCCACGTTGCGCCCTTGGTCCGCACCTGTGCGGGTTCCGTTTTCGCCCAGGCCTAAATCCTGCTCCATCTCCGCTTTAATCCGCAGCATATCCTTAAGGCTCTGGTAGGTTACCATCTTGTCGGAATACTGCACAGTCTTAACCCCTTCGGCAATTGCCGCCGTCAAAGTTTGATACTGCGTTAACGTCCAAATCGCCATAGTCAGGAATTAGATTTTCTGTACATTTGCCGCTAAGTGAACTACCCACGCCAAAGGCGATGATTGGGCTTTTAAGAACGACCTATGAAAACAATCAAGTTAACATCTTTCGGCACATTATCGGCTGACAGACCAATGTACAGGAACTCTTTATGTTCGGAGCGTGTCCCTACGCTTCCATTGTCAGATACAAACATACGAAAAATCTAACTACCAAAAGCTATTTTTTCTTTTTCTTCTTGTTTCGCGCTGCGCCTCCTTCGCCTTATGTGGCTTAGATACTTCGTTTTTTTGCGTTGGGGGTGCGTATGCCGTCGCTCCTGCCGCTTTCCAGTTCGCCGCCTCCCACCTGTCCAGCCCAACGATTGCAGCCGCTGCGCGGGAGTATACGCGACAGTCTAAAGCCTCGTTCCTGTCTTGTGTTTTTTCCCAGATATGCTCCTCGTAGCCTTTAGGGTTTTTCCGCTTCACCAGCCTTTCGGCAGTAAGCATCCGAAAGTAGGATATGTCCAGGTTGGACGGGAATCGGCAATAATACGGCGGGTCTTCGCCTTCGTCGTTTACGTTCAGGTTCAATGCCGCGTACACTTCTGTTTTAATCAGATCTACTCCCAAGTTCCAAAGCATCGTTTTCCCTACGCGCTTCCCGTTGCTCCTAACGTCGACGCTCTGCGGGCTACTAAGCATTATCCGCTGTCTGCTCCCCGCTTGCCCCTTCACAGGGACAACTCGCGCCGCGCCCTCCTGTCTGCAAAACTTGTAGACGTGGTTAGTGTTGTACCCGCTATCTACCGCCATTTTGTAGACTCCAAGGCGCGCGCCGTCTGTACGCTGGAACCCTTCGTACAGCACTTCGCGCAGCTTATCCCACACCTCCGTCGCCGAAGTGTCCCCCGGGAGTACGCGGTAGTCTACGACCCACGATCTTAAGCCTTCGCCCCACCCTGTTATCTCCATCTCCAGGCGGTCGGCCTGAACGTCTACCCCCGCAGTGAGTACGCAAACCTCTGCGGGTACTTGCTTAGCCTGGTACCCGCCGCGTCGCTCGTAGAGCCTTTCGTAAGGAGGTACTATTACTTTCTCCTTCCATACTTCGCCCAAAACAGTGTTCACAAAAACTTTCATCTTGTTTTGGTCGTTCTTACGCTTCGCTGCCAGGAAGTCGTTAGCCGCATCCGCCCAGGAGTACCAGCCCAAAGGAGAGTATAAACTGCTCAGGTGGTACCCTATGCGCTTAGGGTCTGCGAGTTCTGGGGCGTCAGCCGTCCACTGCCCGTGTTTAAGCATCCAAGGTTTATGCCTTTCCTCTATGGCCTCGCTGCAATGCTCACACTCGTAGTGCGCAGATACTACAGGGTTGGCAGTCTTGCTAAACCTCACTTGCTCCCAGCGCAGGCGTTGCATTGCGGCGCAGTGAGGGCAGGGTACGTGGAAGTACCGCTGGTCGGTAGTAAAAAATTCGCGGTGGACCGCGCTCGTACTTTCCACCGTGGGAGTTGATATCTGCGCAATCTTGCGATTTGCGAAAGTCCGCGTTCTGGCTTTTGCCAGACCTACCGGAGACCCTTCTCCCTCCAAATCCTGCGGGAATGCGTCGACCTCGTCGAGAATCAAAACGCGAACGGGTACGGAGCGCAACGAACTGGCAGAGTTCGCCCCTGCTAACATAAGCGTTCCGCCTGCGAAATCTTTTTGGAGAATGGTGTTTCCCTTGTCCCGGCTTTTAATTGCTGCGATTTTGCCCTTTAGTGTCGGGCTGGCCTCGATCATTGGGTCTATCCTCATTTTGCTGTTCCGCTTCGCCGTACCTTCCGTGGGCATTACGCACATTATCGGGCAGGGGTCGAGGTCGATGTAGTAGCCGAGAATGTTATACCCGCATTCTGTCGCGCCGATCTGCGCGCCCTTCATGAAAATAACTTCCTGCACCTGGCTGTAGGGATCGAAGCAATCCATTATCTCCTTCAGGTAGGGCGTTCTGCTAGTCCTCCAGCGCCCTGGCTCCGCAGCGGCTACCGAGGATAAAAACCTATGCTCGTCTGCCCACTCCGACGGCCTGAGCCTCTTCGTAGGCCTTAGCCCGTCCAAAAATCCTAGTACTGTGCTGCTCATTTCGGTTTAAATTTCGACACGTCGGAAAGGTCGCTAAGTGCGTCGCTTATCGCGTCCGTTAGTAACCGCATCGCGTCTACACGAGAGTCCGCAGCGAGAAGGTCGTCTACAATCCGTTTAGGTACGGCCTGAATGCGTTGGCGCACCTTTTGCCCGAACTCGAATAGGTCGGAATATACCTGGGAAGCCTCTACAAGTTCTCCGCGCAGCTTCGCCAGTTCTATCGTCTTCTTCTCTAACTCCGTTCGCGCTAGCGCTTTCTTCACGTCGTTGAGGGTTGAATTTTCGTCGAGGTCGAATTTTATCTTTCGCTCGGTAGAGTTTCCGATCCACTCCTCCTTTGCTTTCTCCGCGTCGAAATAGTACCTGCCGCCTCGCGATAGGTAGCTGACCCCTTCCGTAAGTTTGCCCGTTTTTCGTGCATCCTGCACGGCTTTCGGAGTAACCCCAAAAAGCTTAGCCATTGCGGTCTGCGAGATGTCGAACCTTGTCTTTGCCACGATGATCGTTTTTCTAATTTTGCAAATTAATCTTTTGCTGCGGCATCGCAGCAGCTACGAATGTTTTCGTACACTAACTGTCCAGCTTCTGGGGCTTCACTGCCCGTATAAGGTAATTCGTAGGTAGAACCTACCCCTAACTTGTTGACAATCAACTGTTTATATTATATTTGATCTTGCCTAATCTTGAAGATCGACCGAGCAAATGGTTTAATCTTGTCGAGTAATCAATAGAAATTTTATCCGCCACGCGCTCCAAGACACTTTGCTTGCTCATTGCGCCAGGTATGCTGGTCGTGTGCAGCTCTTGGATAGGCAGGTCGTTCCTGTCCTTATCTGCAATGCGTTTGTAGCGGAAGTCGAAGCCGCCGCGTTCATACCCACCTCGGGCAAATACTCCCTTGTGGCCTGACTCCATTGTAGCGACGAACGCTTTCTTAATAACCTTGCGCTTCCCCATGATTCTAACGCTGACGCCTTGGAGCGTCTGTCGGTGCCTGAATGCTGCAACAGGTAACGACTTCCCAGTAGCCCGCACGTAGGTGCTTAGTTGGCTGGACGAGGCATTGCCCAATATTATCGCTGCCTTTATGTCCTTGGCCTTGATCTGGTATTCCTCCCGGATGGATTTGGACACGTTAGTCCTGGCTTTCCGTGCTGTGTGGTTTAGCGCACGCGCTGCGGCCCGGTGGAACTTATCGCCTGTCAGGTCTCTGTAGGCTTCCCGGTACGCCTCGGTTGCTTGTGTAACGTCTACTCTCATGGCGCAAATATAGCGGAAATCAGGCACAATCAGGGTGAAAATCCTTAGTTCCACCCCTAATAAGCTGAAAATCAACACTTTGTAATTTCGATTTGGGGTAAATCCGACCAAAGTGGAACCAGGATTTCCTTAGTTCCACTTCTCGGTACTTTTTTAAGTGCCTGATTACCAGAGACTTAGGGGGGTAATATGTATATATTAATAAAAATGGAACCACAGATTCCTATATAGGGCTAGGGACTCTGGGGGCGCGGCAAAAAATGCGGTAGCCATATACACTACTCCCCCTATATCCTATATTCTATATTAATTATAATTATAACAGTTTATACATATTTAGAGGTATGGTAGGTAGTAATTGGTTGATTATCAAGTAGTTACGTTGTAATTCTTGCGGAACCACAGGGTGGAACTAGGGCGGAACTAGCCTTTTCTGGTTCCACTTTAAGCCCTTTTTAATATGACATATACCTGAACTTTTTATTGATATATGCATATTTTCGCTTATCTTGTGCGTCGAGCCGCTTCCGCTGCGAGGTATGCCTCGGGAGCCGGCACGTATAAAACACTTTAAAAACAACATTCTGTTTAAAAACTTAGAATTATGGAACTTT